AAAACCTTCTGTAACAGCGATGTTTTGCGCCCCTTTCAGCTCACCGATAACAAAGCAGGCACCGACGAAATCGCCGCTGGTTACTGCGCTGGTCTGGTATTTCCCACCTTGTTTGTCGATTCGCTGCCAACCCACAATACGACCATCATAACGACCGTCCAGGTGAGCCAGAGGGATAGCCATATATGTGGTTGGCCCCCGGCTCCATTTCGCACTGTCGTGACTGGTCACGCGACGCACATCACATGAACTAAAAACGTCACGAATACCTTTTTTAATCGCATATGGCCATGAGCCGTCTTCAGCCTGAGCATGTTCCCACGCGCTGTGGAATGCCAGCCATCCCAGCAAACGTTCATGGTCCATTTGGTTGTTTTTCAGGTCATTAATTCGTTTTTGTTCTTCACGGCGACGACGTGCTTCGGCCTGACGTTCTATTCTTTCCCGTTCTTCTTCCGGTTGTGCGACCACGGTCGCATTATTCCGTTGTTGCTCACGGCGATATTCAGAAAACAGGAAGGAGAAACCGCTCCATGAGCCAGCATCGCTGCCTTTATGGACGAAGTTAATGAACGGGTAATCAATCCCTTTGCTGTGTTCCAGCCTGGAGTAAATTTCTACGCGTCCTTTCAGGCTCTTTTCGAGAGCTTCTGGAGATGTTTTATTGTATGAAGAGTAACGCTCAACCCCCCCGCGAGGGTTGAGTTGGATGTTGTCGGAACAGGCAGGCCAGTTGATACCAGCCATCTGTGCCAGCTCGGTTAGTTCATCCCGTGCTGCTTCAATTAGCGAGAACGGATCGCTGCCAAAGCGATCCGCATAGAAATCGTTTAATGTCATTTTTTAGCCATTCCATGCGAATTATGTTTTTTCGGGTTGAAAAAATCCGCAGGAGCAGCCACAATAAACGCATCTTGAATTGACGGAATCTGTCGCGTTGTTGTGGCTGCTTCCTGAAAAGGACCCGAGTTTGCCGACTCGGGTTTTTTTTCGTCTTTTTTCTGCTGCTGTAACCTGAGTCAACCCACAGAACATATGCCCTGCATTAAACCAGATTTACAGCAAACAATAAACCCCGTATTAAGTCATCTACCCTCAACCATGAATGATTTGATCGTTCCGACTATTTGGTGAACAAATTCAAGATCGCTTTTCCTGAAGATGGCGCGTTGTGAGTTTGTTCCATCCAGATAGTAATTTTCATCATCAAAACGGGCCAGGCGCTGGATAGTGATATTTCCTGCAGTATCACGAACCAGAACATCCTCGCCGGGGACCAGTTCCAGCGCAGAATCGACCAGGAGAAAATCGCCTGGCTGATAGTTTCCCTGCGTAAGATTGCTGATAGTTAACGCATACACAGTATTGCGCTGGCTGATGAATGGCAGGAATCGCTCAGTATTTGGAACCTGTCCCGGCTTCCACTCTTCATCCGGCCCACTTTCAGTTGTGCCAATAACAGGAATGCGATCAGGGTCATATTCTGTCCCATATAGCACCCAATGCACTGGCTTGCGTAAGCACTTAGCCAGGGCAATACCTATCTCCAGTGACGGCATTACGTCGCCACGTTCTAAGTTTTGGACGCCTGCTATAGAGATATCGACAGCCTCAGCAACTTCTCGCAACGTCAGCTTCATCTCTAAACGGCGTGCTTTCAGTCGTTCGCCTCGTGTTTTCATACTGTAATCATAAATGATCTTCTTATAGCTGGCTATAAAATTTATTTATTATAGCTGGCTTTAATTGTTGTTTATTGTTTATAATAACAACATGAAACCAGAAGAACTTATTCGCCATTTTGGCAGTGTAGAAAAAGCAGCGGCAGGGGTAGGTGTAACACCCGGAGCTGTTTACCAATGGTTAACCGCTGGAGAGATTCCTTCATTGCGGCAAAGCGATATTGAAGTTCGTACTGCTTATAAGCTGAAGAGTGACTTTACAACTCGGCGGGTAAAGCAGTCGATTAAGGAGAGTCGTAAGCGTGGAGCTTGAGTATATACGCAGCTGCGTCTCTACGGCATTGGCTGATGTTCATTATCGCCAGCGTGGCATTCTGGAGGTCCAGCTTGAGCAGATGCGTCTCGGTAGATCAGGACGGTTTAACAATAAACCAGTCCGGTCAATCAGTGTGGGGGATGATAACTCATACGAAGTGTCCGTTCCTGCTGAGCCGGTTAGATTCCATCAGGGGAAAACATTTAAACAATCATCAATGTTGCTCACTGATATTGATTTTCAGAGCGCCAGCTGGCGCAGGGCTATTGGTCAGTTGAATAACGAGGAATCAGCCTGGCTTTATTATTGCTACGGATGCAAGCCTGATTACAACAATGATGTGATTGTTTGTCAGTGGTTATGGCTTGATTTTCTGGTTGCTCATTCGGGGGGCGGCTTTAAAAAAATGAAGGCCTCCACGAAAAAAGCCATGCGGAAATTGATTTATTACGCGGCACAACAGGTTAAATCAGAACTTACGTGTGCTGAGGCAGTTGATGAGAGAGAACAGGACAGGCATCTGAGTTTTCTACTGAATATATCTATTGATAGCTGGAGACAAGATTATAAAGAACGCTGGCTTTTAATTAAGTCGCGATGTCTGAGCTTAAATCGAACCGCATTATTAAATGCGGCGGAGAAGCGCAGTGAAATCATCAAACGCCATCGGGCAGGAAGTGCCATTCTGCCTTTGTAAACAAGTTATGTTCAGGAAACCGTCGAAGCCAGAATTAAGGTATTCGGGGGTAAGAAATGAATATGTTATTTGGTGTCCAACTTGTGGTTACAGGACACGACCAGATAGTAATAAGCAGTCTGTAATTGCCGATTGGTATTTATCAAATCAGCCAGGTAATAAGCATATAGAAAATCTTTGGATTAAGCGTTACTTGGAAATCAGAGAGGGTGCGACCGTGGTCGCACAAGAAAATGAAAATAACGCCATTTAAACAGGGGCCGATGACGCATGATGAAGCAGAGCGTCTTTCAGATACTTATCGGCGGCGTGGTAAGAAAGTTCTGGTTGTTCGTTCTGATTTTTTAGGTGATGGATATTGCGTTTATGTTCATTTACCTGAATCAGAAAGAGCGCCAAAACCATCCAGAACATATCAACAGAAGTTTTGGGCATAGATAAACATTGAGGAGAATTATTCGTGACTAATCAGATTATTTACGACAGGAAACGGTCTGATGTAATGATTGACCTTGAAACAATGGGTACTAATACATGTGCTCCAATTGTTTCTATCGGGGCAGTGTTTTTTTCTCCAGAAAGTGAGGAATTAGGTGCCACTTTTTATGTACCAGTGAATCTCAGAAGCTCGATGTTAAATGGTGGTGTTGCCGATGGTGATACCATTTTATGGTGGTTGCGACAGAGCAAGGAAGCCAGAGCCGCAATTTGTACTAATGATGCCCTTGATATTAAGGATGCACTTTTTGAATTATCACACTTTATTACTTGCCATGCTTGTAATTTAAAAACATTGAAAGTATGGGGAAATGGAGCAACGTTCGATAATGTAATTTTACGCGGCGTTTATGAGCGCGTTGGCTTAGCCTGTCCGTGGGAATATTTTAATGATCAGGATGTTAGAACAATCGTTAATCTTGGTCAGTTTATTGGTTTTAATCCTAAAAAAGATATGCCATTTGATGGCGAACGACACAATGCCCTGGCTGATGCTATTCATCAGGCTAAATATGTATCCGCAATTTTCTCCCGTCTTGTAAAAGGGCAAGGAGAATCGTAATGGCAAAGGCTTTTACACCAGAACAGAGGGAAGAACTGAATAAACAAATTGTGGAACTCGTGCGCCTGAATGGACGAGGAACGGTTAGGCAACTTGCGGATGAAACTGGTATTAGCCGGTGTGCTGTTAGTCGTTTATCAAGAGAGCTTGCTGCCAGTGGTGATTTGTATATCTCTGGCTCCGGGATATTTCTGTCTGCACAAGCACGCAAGGACTGGCAAAACGCCCGTAAAAAACTATCAAGAGTAAAGCCGAAGAAATCGGTAGTGGTTGATCCAGACCTTATCTGGTCATTACCTGACGGAGAAATACGTCGTTACGACAGGCGCTTGAACATGATTTGTCACGATTGCCAGAAGAGCGAAGTTATGCAGCGTGTGCTGGCGTTTTATCAGGGAAATCTTCAGGAGGTAGTACTGTGAGTGAAATCAATTATCAGGTACTGCGTGAAGCAGCTGAGAGCGCCAGTAAAATTAACTGGACAGGCCTTGAAGATGATTTGAACGCTGATGGATATATGCGCACACTGACGCGGTATATCCAATGCCATTCACCGATTATTACGCTATCTCTGTTGGATGAGCGAGATGCATTAAACGAACGCATAGCCGAACTGGAGGCTAATTTAGCGGCGATGACTGAAGACCACCAGAGAGCGATTGAGTCAATTAAGCAGGCTGATTCGGCTGTTAAGTTGGCACACGAGAAGTTTTCGGCGCTGGCGGCGGAGAATGCGAGACTGAAGGTGATGTGTGAGGACCGCCGCAGGTTCATCATGAATGGGGTGCAGATGGGTTATATCAAGGTGCCAACAGCGGAAACGGATCCAGACCTTGAGACAATTCGCATAGCTATATCACCACAAAAGCCCATTCCAGCCACCGATGCTTTCCTGGCTGAAGTCCGGGCGCAGGGATTGGAGATGTTTGCACAGAGATGTAACTCAAAATCCGAACAGGCGCTTGCATCTGATATACGCGATAACTGGAAACTACTCGGTGAGCATGCGACTGACTTTGCCGCAGAGCTTCGCAAAGGAGAGTGATATGACCACTATTACCAGAGAAAGCTCGAAGATTAAATCATTCATCAATGGCTTCCTGAGCGACCCGGCGCACGATAATCAATCTTTAGACAGTCTGCTTGCTGATGTGTTTCGTATCGCGCTGGCATCGTTGGAAGCAGAGCCGGTAGCGTGGCGATATCGCTACATGAAAAAAGGCGTAACGGACTCTCAGGGGGAGCCGTGGGTTGGTGACTGGAAATATGTACCGACAAAAGAGGATTGCAACGACAGGCCGAACTATGAAATTCAGGCGTTATTCACGGCTCAGCCTGTGCCACTGACATCAGAAGGATTGATTAAAGCAGTGCGTTTCTATGAACAGGTAAAGCGTGAAAATCCGCCAGTCGAAACCGGAGCATGGAAAGACGCTGTTGACTGGGTGCTCAAAGAGGCTTGCCAGGCTGTAAATATCGGTACCAAAGGAGATTGATATGAGCACTTTTACCGACAAAGAACTGATTAAAGAAATCAAAGAGCGCATAGGCAGCCTGGACGTGAGAGACAATATTGAGCGCCGGGCTTATGAAATAGCGTTAGCCTCGCTGGAAGCAGAACCGGTGGCATGGCTGCATTTAGACAATGGCTTAGGTATTCCGGCAATAACCCGGAGTAAAAACATTGCTGACAGTTGGTTATCAAAGGGCTGGTATGTTCAGTCACTATATGTAGCCCAGCCACTGCCGGTGGTGCCGGATGATAATCCTATTCAGTTTTCTGTTTCACTTCCTGCAGCGTTTGGTGGAGATAAATATTTTATTGATGGTGTATTTCAACCTTTGAGATATGAGCGTGACTGTGAAAGGGCGGTTGTGGCCGCTGGCGGTGTAGTTAATTGGGTTAAGTAATTTTCAGGAGGATTTATGGCGCTGACACCGGCAGAACGGCAAAGGAGACGCAGGGAACGGTTGAAGAAGGAAGGCACATCAAGACGGGACTGGATTCTGGAACCTGACGAGTTACGTATGTTGGGGGAAATTTGTGTATTGCGTAGACCGGGGCGAGTCCCATATTCAGAGAATGAAGTTATCGGCCTTCTGATCAGGAAAAACTATAAGGAGTTGCAGAAGCAGCTATCTGCTGCTTGTCCGCGATGTGGTCAAAAAATGCCTGTTTCAGAATGCATTTTTGATGGTGAAGGCTCATGCCACCTTACAACCACGAGGCTGAAACTTGCGCTCAAAGCGTGACTGGTCACGGAGGGATAAATGGATAAAAAGGCATTGCTTTTTGAAATGATACGCAAACGAAGCGAAAAGAGCTTTTCTTATGGTGATGATGGGCTTCTGTAGGTGGTTGAGTGAGGCGTAGGAAGAGAACATAAATATCTGACTACAAAACTATTAACCCAGTTAATCCATTGAAAGTTGGCTATAAAATTTGAGTTTTACCCTGTAATTTTATACAGTATCAAATAACCTTTTTTAATTAAATGGTATTAGATTCAATGACTGAAGCATCTGTATCAACTCTTGAAGAACTCGAATCAAACCTAAAAGACATCGACGCCGTTTTGGATCTGGTTAACGTTGCTCTGGCTTCTCCCGAAGCTAGCTTGCATCTTGGCGAGATTTCACGGCTTGTTAGTATGTCGCGGGAGATTGCTCAGAATTGCCAACAAGCGATTGCTGTTGAGTGTTTACATCATTGATACACACCCCGCCCTTCTGGACGGGGTAGTGAAAAGTGATTAATCAATAGACGGCATTAATATTAATTGTTGCGCCACATGCCTGGGCATATTTTGATAAAGTTTTCATACTTGCCCCTAAAGGATTGCTTTCCAGGCGGCTGATGGCGGACGGGCGCAATCCCATTCGTTCTGCCAGAGCTGACTTCGTTAAACCTGCTCTTTCCCTCATTTCGTATAACATTTCGACCATCTCCAGTTCTTTATCGGCCTCTTCATATCCTTTGATAGCTTCTGGAGTGTTGAGTAGTTTTTCCTTTACTTCGTTAAACGGGATGCCTTTTGCTTTCATCAGTTCATCTCCTTCAGGCGAGTTCTGGCGATTTCGATAGCCTTCACCGGTGTTTTCTGTGTCTTTTTTACAAATGCATGCAATAGATAAATTTCGTTACCAGTCGCGTAGGCGTACAGCGTTCTTGCGATGTTTTTATCCCCTACTCGTAGTTCAAAAAGCCCTCCACCTATTACACGGCTATGGGGCATCTTCAGTTTGTTGCCTTCCTTCTCCAGTCGCTCAATTAATCTGGTCATGCGACCTCGCAAATCATCTGGTAGTTCAAGCAGTTCATCCAGTGCTGCAGGGTGGGTTATCACGTTAAACATATTATAGCCTCCATAGCCATAAAATACACCAAAACAAGAAAAAAGCGCAAATTAAAAATTTCACTAAAAAGTGAAAAATAACACTGGATGTGTTCGTTTGGCAGAGTTACAGTTCGTGTCATTGAGGGGCAATAACCCACTAACTATATGAATTTGGAGGATATTATGAATTATCAAGGTAACGAAAAAATGCGCGACGACGTTGCGGAGATAGCTAACGAACTGTATGAGTTGTGGCAGAAGGTTGAACGTTTCGAAAAGGAATATGGTTTCAACAGTACCAACCTGGCAGACCGACTGGCTGGTCGCTTAGTTGGGACTATGGGGCCAAAACTGGCTGAGTTGAACCGCTTTATGGCTGATGTTGATTTCCAGTTTCAAGATTGATTAGAGAGGCGTTATGAATATTAATGAAATTCGTGGAAATATGACTGAAGCGGCCCTGAGTGTGGAATGTGTTATGCGTGGATACCCACGCATTTCCCTGAAAGAGTTAAGCGAAGCCTGTTTTTTGAGTCAAGCTGCCGTTGAATTTATCATCGAACAGATGATCTGTTTTGGGGTTGCAAAGCGTAGCGGGTCTGGTCGATATTCTTTGACCGATGAATATAAGCAGGCAACTTTCTAAAAACTGTGCGACCACGGTCGCACAGCACAAAAACGAAAAAGCTTGGCAAAATTACGGTTTTTAGTTATTGTTTTGTTAAGTTGGGTTTTTTGTACCCAACAGCCAACAAGCCGCCTTTATGGCGGTTTTTTTGTGCCTGAAAAGTGGGCGCAGGACAAGTTGCAGCTTGTCCTGCGGTCAACCCATGCCAGAGCTATAGGCTGAACCTAAAGCCCACCCGCGATGCGCATCGCCGGGTTAGCTTACCCAGGCAAAAAAATAATAGCTATGTTCAAAACCACTAATATTCATGGCGCGCAACTCGTTTGCGCAGATTCTCTGCAATTTATCAAAACCATCCCTGATAACTCGGTCAATTTGATTGCAACAGACCCACCATACTTCGGCGTAAAGGCTAACGCATGGGATAACCAGTGGGATAGCGATGCTGACTTTTTGGGGTGGATTGATGAATTTTTGGCAGAATTTTGGCGGATATTGGCCCCTAATGGCAGCCTGTATATGTTTACCGGCTCTCGCCTTGCGTCAAAAATTGAATTATTAACTCGCGACCGTTTCAATGTTCTGAACCATATCATTTGGGCTAAACCCAGTGGTATGTGGCGCGGTTGTCATAAAGAAAGTTTAAGGGCTTATTTTCCTGCCACTGAAAGAATATTATTTGCAGAGCATTACGGCGCGTCAGGTTATGCTAAAGGTCAGTCAGGTTATGCTTCAAAATGTGCAGATTTAAGAAAAAATATTTTTTCTCCACTAATTGATGCTTTTTCGCTGGCTCGCCGTCAGTTAGATATATCAGCCGCAGACATTAATTCAGCAACAGGAAAGCAGATGTGTTCGCACTGGTTTTCTTATTCGCAGTGGCGGCTTCCATCATTAAGTGATTTTAATAAACTATGCGAATTATTTCGCAGGAAGGCAGATTCACTCGGTGTCCCGTGTCCATATCCTTTTAATGTTGATTATTCAGAACATGAAAAGCGTTATAGCGATCTGAAATTGCGTTATGAGGAAGTAAAGAAGCAGTATGATGATTTGAAGGCTCAGTATGAAAATTTGCGCCGCCCATTTCATGTTACTGCTGATGTACCTTATACCGATGTATGGGAGTTTCCTCCTGTGCAATATTATCCTGGCAAGCACCCATGTGAAAAACCTGCAGCGATGATGGAACATATTATAAAAAGTAGTTCCCGCCCCGGAGATATCGTTGCCGATTTCTTTATGGGATCAGGCTCTACTATTAAAGCCGCGCTGAAGTTAGGTCGTCAGGCAATCGGTATTGAGATTGAGGGTGAACGTTATCTTCAGACAGTTGATGAAGTGAAAAAGTTATTTGAGTAACTGAAGAATATATTCCCCTGCCGTTTTTGATGGGGTTATTTCTCGCCGTATAGTTTCCAAGCCGAAACCTCAGCAACTATTGCGAGGTAAGAGATATGAAGATGGATGAACGATACAGCAGCGCATCTTATGGTAGTGCTGGTCTTACTGCGTTCTTTGCCAGCCTGTCATTGCAGGATTGGGGCTTCATTATCGGTGTCGCGTTCAGCATTATCCTCGGTGTACTTACATACCGGCTCAATAAACGCGAGCAGATGAAGCGCACGAAGATATTGCAGGACATATTGGATAAAACTGATGCCAATAATATTTCCGCCACGGCGATGGTTATTGGTGAATTGGGAAAGAGAGCACCGAAGGAAATATGATGCAGTCATCATTACGCAAAGCTGTCGCAACTGCTATTGGTGGCGGGGCTATTGCCATAGCATCTGTGCTCATCTCTGGTCCGAGCGGCAACGATGGTCTGGAAGGTGTGAGACATAACCCCTACAAAGACATCGTTGGTGTATGGACTGTATGTTACGGGCATACAGGAAAAGACATTATGCTCGGTAAAACGTATACCGAAGCAGAATGCAAAGCTCTCCTGAATAAAGACCTTGCTACTGTCGCCAGACAAATTAACCCGTACATCAAAGTCGATATACCGGAAACAACGCGTGGTGCTCTTTACTCGTTCGTTTACAACGTGGGTGCAGGCAATTTCAGTACATCGACACTTCTTCGCAAAATCAACCAGGGCGATATCAAAGGTGCATGTGATCAACTACGTCGCTGGACATATGCTGGCGGCAAGCAATGGAAAGGGCTGATGACTCGCCGTGAGATTGAGCGTGAAGTCTGTTTGTGGGGGCAGCAATGAGCAGAGTAACCGCAATTATCTCCGCACTGGTTATCTGCATCATCGTCTGCCTGTCGTGGGCTGTTAATCATTACCGTGATAACGCCATCGCCTACAAAGAACAGCGTGATAAAAAAGTCAGTGAGCTGAAGCAGGCGACCGCCACCATCGCTGACATGCAGCAGCGTCAGCGTGATGTTGCTGCGCTCGATGCAAAATACACGAAGGAGTTGGCTGATGCGAAAGCTGAAAATGATGCTCTTCGGCGCAAGCTTGATAATGGTGGTCGGGTGCTCGTCAAAGGAAAATGCTCTGTGCCATCCTCAGCCGAAACCTCCAGCGCCTCCGGCATGGGCAATGATGCCACCGTCGAACTCTCTCCAGTTGCTGGACGAAACGTTCTCGGTATCCGGGACGGAATCATCAGAGACCAGACAGCACTGAGAACGCTTCAGGAATACATCAAGACGCAATGCCCGAATTAATCCCTCTGTATCAAAAACGAACTCAATTTGTTGGATAGTGAATGAAAATTTATATTGCCGGGCCAATGACTGGATATGAGAACTTTAATCGTGACGCCTTTAATAAAGAGGCAGATCGTTTGTCACGACATGGTCACTCTGTCTTGAATCCAGCCACTTTGCCTAATGGTCTGACACAACGTGAATACATGGATATTTGCTTTGCAATGCTTCGTTGTGCTGATGCTATTTTGATGCTTCCTGGCTGGAAAGCGTCTGCTGGAGCAACTGCTGAGTATCATTACGCATACAAGATGGAGATGCCGGTATTCACTACGCTGAATTACCCGCCAGCTTGTTCCTCTGTAGCATAAAAATCTCTTTGTTTCTCGTGTGCGACCGTGGTCGCACATTAAATACCGCGCTGCATCGTCGCCGTATTTCCGCATTAACCATGACCGTAGCCCGACGGGGAA